GGAAGATCATCTCAAAATACCACGGCTAAACCGTGATTAATCATGGTCTAACGAGCAAGCTCGACCTAGCGCCGTGTGCTAGGATTGCCATCTAAACTAAATTAGACGGTCGTTGATGGTGTGGGTACAGGCCCTCGAAACATTGTAGGGACATTGAGGAAAAAGAAGCAAGAGAAATCTTGCCCCGCACTGGCATACGCAGTCAGATAAGATGCAACTGCTGTAGATCCCTCAGCCCAAGATTCGCCGGAAGCAGTTACAACGATCCTGTCCTCTGTTAATTGGAAAGGGTCCGTATTATGCCCCGATGTAATCGGTAGAGAGCTGTAATATGAAGGGTTGGCTGGAAACATGCGCATATTCACATATGAAGGAACCGCAACTTGCAAACCACCTCCGGCCATGGATGTGTTTGCTGCTGCTCCACCTATCCCAAGAGGAGTATAGTTAAGCACGTTTGCGCTGCAAGTTGATGTAGACTTGTTCACCTGGAACACCTTCTGAGATATTCCCCCTGGATAACTAGTTTGAAAATAGCTACCAGGAGCACGGTTAAGTGACATGTTGTATATGAACGAGTTGTTTCCAGCGCCCGACATGGAAAGGTGATAATTGATTGTCCCTCTAAAGCCGACGAAGCATGGTGTAAGCCAGTGCAAATACGTCATGCCTGTGAGGTTCGCCACTTGTCCTGTTGATGTTGCATGTAAACCTGTTGCCGCAACACCAGGGTAAACTGGAAAACGTGGTAAGTTCCAAACAGACTGATAAATATTGAAGGACTGGCCCATAACACAAAGTTTCGCATAATATGAGGCACGCTGGATAGGTGACCGTGTGGATGCTATCATCTCTCCAAAATAAATCATATTCTTCTTATCATGAGCCGGGATGACTGGCATGGTGACCTCAGTCGTAGAACTAGGGTCGTCCATCATCTGTTCAGCTCCTTGAAGAAGATATTGATCAAAGGGCGAGTAGAATTGCTGATTCGTTACACTGGTCAGATCGCTAGGCACAGCGAGCTCAAAATTATCAGCCATGCGCATCGACATAATTACGTAGGCAGGTGCCGCGGAATCACTGCAATTAAGCGGATTAAGCACATCCAACCGAAAGTAGCCGTTTGCGAAATTGTTATTGTAAGTCGAACTGGGATCAGCTCTATTGCCCCAAACGTTTGCATTGGAAGCGGCGAAGACCCCACCTGTCAGCGGCAGATAAGAGTAGATGGAAGAGTAAGGAATTCTAATCTCAAAAGATGTTTCCTTCGTGAGATCAAATATAACTTGCTCAATTCTTCCCTCGGCATATGTCGTGTACGGACCATTGGGATCATAGCTGAAGCGCAAACGGCCCCTGTGGAATTGGGAACACAAGATCTTGAAATTAAAAATGATGTCGCCAGTCCAATATGTGAAACCCTGACCGATGTAACCTGCTGGTGTCATCATGTGCCGGTAATACGTTCCTGAGCTCGCGCCAGTTAATGTGACAGACGTACCATACTCAGGCATGACATAGCCAGTGAAAATACGCTGGCTAGCAGCATCCGTCACATTCCATGTGGCGACATCGATATAGGCCTCCTTCTGGCATATATGTTTAATCGCCATCTGATCTATGGGTATTGCGCCAACTGTTCTTGGGTCGATTGTAAGTTCCTGCTTTGGGTCCATGCTGAGCTTTTCCAATTGAACTCCGATCTGAGTAGAATGCAACTGGGGCAAAGCAGCGTTTTTAACAGAATGCACCGGATCGATAACTGGAACTGCGGTAAATCCAAACCATCTGGCGATGCTTGCAAATGCACCTACTAAAAAGCTTGTGGCTCGCGCATATGGCCCTATGACAGGAACATTGCTTAAGGCGCCAGCGGCAGCAGCGACTGCTGAAGCCGTCGCTGAAACAGGTCTTTCCTCGTATTCGCTACCCTGAATCGTCAAGGTTGGACGAGAAAGCTCCATACCCACAATGCGTGCATAAACTACAATGCCAACACCAACAGATGGTGTTGTTCCTGCATACTGAAGTGCTTTTGGAGACACCATATTTATGGTTCCCATATTAAAGACATCATCCGTCAATGAGTTAGAACTAATTGTCAAATCGACCCAATTCTTGTACCACAAAAAGGGAAGCTTCATTACACCACCGGTACACGTCTGAGGGTAAAGCCATAAATGTGGTCGTTGCGACAAAGCCATAAGACGCTCATTGGATTCACCAGATGTCAACTCAATATGCCCTCCCGAAAAGTCATAATCCGAGTACACATGAGCAGGGGCTACAGCCGAGTCCCAACCAGTAGCACCTACAGATGAGAGTGGTTTGTATGAGGTCAATACTGCTCCATACTCATAGGGTGAGCCATTAATCAGAAATTTCAATTCCATGTGGGAACACTTAAAGCCAGCATAGCCTTTAAGCTTAGATTGCATCATGGAGTTGTTGATCAAAAACTCATACCACGGGTTAAAATTGGTGTCAATCACAGTTGTTGCGGTCCAAGTAATGTCCTCAATTGCCACCCATCTTGAAAAAACATCCTCGATATTGGTATTTGTGGACTTGCCTTGTTCAGATGTCTCATCAAGTGTTGAGACATCTCCAGCGGAGATTTCTGGTTCTCCGGCAACCATTTGAACGATATTTGAAGCGGACCCTTGTATAATCATCTCGTCGGTCCAACAAAGAAGATTATGAGTTGGAGAATTTTGCCATGGTGAGACTGCAGCTAAAGAGCCACAAGAGTTTACACTCTCCATTGCCTGATTGTATCCATTTAACAGTGATGATATCTCTAACTCAAAAATTTCTCTGTTAAGGTAACTATCCAATCCGACGTGCTTATGGTTCGAGACGTAGCATCTAACGCCTGTGGAATATTTGGTTTTTGGATTACTTGCTGACGAAGCTTTCCACTCCGCCACATAAGTATCCCATGTTGGTGGGAAACCAGGTCGCACCCATTCAGCAAGATCGAGCTCATATATGCAACCTTTGACTAGAGAATCAAATGCATCAAAGTCCTCCCTCGAGTGCTGAAACATCTCGCGGTGCTGCGATTCCATAATAGCAAGCATCTGCTTTTGTGGCGTCTCACTCTTAGACTTCAACCACACACAAAGAGATTTCGCAATCGATTTGAATTCGAGTGGGCATTTATAATCTGCAAGTTCAGAATCCCAAACCCAACTTCTCTTCAGAAAGGTCATCTGATCTGTAGGCGTGAAAGCTGAGATGGTGTCACTCTTAAGAGCATCTGTGTAAACAAATCCTAAGGTGGGCATAACCTCCGCTATCTTGTCTTGCGTATACCACTCGGCTACAGCTTCGCTAACCCCAGCAGCATTGTCGTCTCCATATGTGATGAGATGCACGTTGTAACGAAACGTCGCTATGCATTTATAGGGACTCAAAACGTAATAGCAAATGCGCATAGCCGTGGAATTACCCATGCCATTACCGACAACTGTGATGTTTGTGCCAGAAGGTTGGAAACCAAGACAAGTTATCAAAGTGCCAAACCAGTCAACAAATGCAAAACTTGTGTCAGTGGCAATTCCAGCTATAATCTTGAGTTGCTCGTGTGGGATACCAGCCTTAGCATAAAACGCATATATGATACGATGATAAGCGAGAATGAATTCTGGCGAAAAGCTAGTGTCGAACTCCTTGTAATCTCCAGCTATCTTACGAACGGTCCTGACAACATTGCTGTCTTCAACGTCCTCAAGATACCGAAGTATATCCCCCCATTCTGATGAATAGCAATTTGTACCAACTCCCATCTCAAAGGCAAGACGGTTACGCTGAACAAGCATAATAAAAGAAAGGAGAAATTGTCGCATAAGAATGGAGGCGTCCAAAGGAACACCAGTAAAAACTCGAACTTTGCCTTGATCAATTTTCTCCTGACTAAGAGCCATGTCCTTCTTTTGCGCCTTGTAAAGTGGTCTGGCTCGACACCCTGACATATACGCATCTTGAATACGATCTATCCTTTCGTGCACTTCCTGAGGCACGTCATAGGCTACGACATGACCAGGTCGCGGTGTGATCTCTATAAGAAGATCAGATTTTACTCTACACCAAGGAGATCCCGCACTCGTATTCTTCTTCATTGGATCACAGTAAACAACTCCTGGTGCACCGTTAATTGCAGTGTAACGATCAAGGAAAACAAGTTTCTCTATTTCACCTGGAGGCAACCTAGAAAAGACAGTGTCTATATAGTCGGCCGTGCATATGTCCAAGATATCCTGATCTATCATAGCATTCTTCTTCGATATACTAGATAAAGCTCGGTACTCGGGTGCCCAGTGCTTAAGATCGGGTTTGACCACATTTGTGGTTATACCGTATCTCTCCCAATAGGCACGCATCGGGGTGTCTTCAACTTGCGACTTATGAGAGCTCCTAAAACCAAGTAACGACCCATGAACATCAAAAGTCCCACTGGTAATAAAAGTTGCAGAGCTCTTGGGGTGAACATCACCATAATTCATGGGATAACCTTGAGCTGACATACAATGTGGGCCATCGTCAACGAGCATAGGAGGAACATATGGTATATCACTACAAAGAGATTGTAAGATCTTACCAATGCTCGTTGTCAAAGCTTCTTTTGCTGAGACAATCCATTCTCTGTCAACAGAAACTGCGACTGCAGCTTGACCAGCAGTCGTTTGTTTTCCACCCAACACATGCAATCCCGCTATGGCCGGTCCTGAACTTGTCTCAAGTATGAGGACGCTACCACAATCGCCGTTGCGAGTGGTATCCTTGAGGTTGCCACTCCAGGCATGGCAATTCATATCTGGAAGGCCAACACAGGTGCATGGAGTGTAGGTAAGTTTTGAGAACTGCTTCTTAACCACCGTTCCACCATCCTTACTAAGATAAAAACCTGAAGACTCTCGCTGATGGTTCACACCGCAAAAGTAATCTACAATGTTTTTTGAAGGAATCTGCTTTTCGAGATAGAAGAGTGCTAAATCGCGTTTCTTATCTCGATAAATGCGCGACTGAGAAAGTAACAAGGTTGTGTTGCGACTAGGCCCAATCCCGCTATCATATGTCAACTGAAGTTGGATATTACAATCAGAAAACAATGTGTGCGAATTCGCCAAAAAGAAGCCACCACCAATAGCGATGCACTTGCCATCAATAACCGTAAAGCTATTGGGGACATCAGCACGACGCGATTTCATTGAATAACAACCCCTAGAGACCACATCTATAAAGGCAGGTAAGTTATCACCCTTACAACACTTTGAAACTTTGCCAACGTCGAGAGGCAAAGTCTTGATAGCATCATTGTGCCAGACATTGATACGCTCGTTGGGTTCAGGTTGAGGCGTTTCAAATTTAAAAGGCGCCGACTGAAAGTTGCCCTGCATATCATTAGATGTTTTGCGCGTAAGCATATAAATGCCAAGTACAGCGGTCGCAGCAGCCGCAACACCAATAAGAATGTCGGGTCTGGTTGCATAGGATCGTGCTCTCTCACCTACGTCATGCCAATATGCGCGCATATTATCGTAGTTTCTCTCAATCCTAAATAGGATCCGAGCCCCGTTAGCGATTGATCTCACATCTCGGCAAAGGTACGATTGAGGCAAAGACAGCATCTGCAAGTAATTCAGGCGATCCATAAGGCTGTTTGCATAAGGTCGAACTGTGTAGTTCAAATGATACAAAGACCATATTGTTCCTACACCAGCCATTGCTAGGGTAACCGTTTCAAGATTACCTTGGAGACGCATCCTATTGAAAGGTGGGCCAACTGGCTCATCATCATCATAGTCAGAGTCATCTTGACTAGGTCCACCGTGCGGTAACCCCTCAACGTGGAGATGATTGTGTGGGCGAGATGCGCAAACGGAGCAAGGCATATTGTGCTCAGCGCAAAATCGAGCTGATATCATATTACGCTTGCTGTCAACCACCATTTGCTGCTTGAGACAGTGCTCAGTTATCGCACTATTGTACCAGTCAAGAAAATCAAATAGATCTGCGTTCTGCAGAACAGCGACGTCAGATCCACCTCCATTTCCATTTGACTGATACTTAGTAACGTCCCAAATCCAATAGTCAGGGAAGTCAGGCGAAATTGCGTTGAGATTCTTGATTTTCATCGTGTCGAGCATGCCATTGTTGGAAAATTGAGGCTTAACAGTAGGTCTGATCTTATAGTTGAACCTACGCAAGATGGCCTCGGGGCACGTGAAATAGTGCTTAGCATTAACATCGTCGGCATTTGAGCTGGACAAAACAAGCTTCGCGAGAACAGGAGTCTGGCCTTTATCCTCAAGCTTAGCCATATTGGCCATGAAAGGCTGTGGATTGATGATATCTATAAGCTTATTCAGCGTAGGATCACCTTGAGGCGCTCGACTGGGCTTTATTTTCGCAATGTCGTCCATCATAATGCACCACTTGTATGACTGAAATCCGTCCATGAATTCAGAATCTGCGTTGAGCGAGAAAGCAAAAGACGCGTCTGTAGGTAAATTCTGCAGTCGACCAAATTGAACGAAAAGCATGTTCATTATGGCGGTCTTACCAATACTGGAGGGACCCACTACGAGAATAGAGAATGGTGTTTGCCGAATCTCTTGAGTGAATTCTGCTGCCTTGTATTCCATCAACCATTTCTTAAGCTTGCAAAGCATATCATTCGCATTTTTGTGCGATGGATCATTACGCTTGTATGAAAGTCGTTTGACGATAAGCGTCCCATCATCGATAGCTTGCTGAAGCTTCTGGTGGTACTCATATATCGTAAAATTGTGAGGTTGTGGATTTTGCAGGAATTGGCTCCATCGCGAAAGTGTTTCATAATCTTCGAACCACTTCGCATAATGCTGTCCTGAATGAAAAAGAGGATCAAGCGAGCCTGAGGTATAAATCTCATACCCTTTTGTCGCGAAATAGTTAATTAAATTGCAAAATTCCACAAACAAATCAGCGCCTAGTTTCCACGTACTCTCAAAGAAGTTTCTTTCAACAATGTTGAAAGTGTCTCTATCGAATGGATGATTGGAAAAAGCGCACATCACAGCACCAACAGTGAGCGAGAAAAATCTAATGAGCCTAAGGGTAAAAGGTGAGTTGGTAACGTCTCCATAACCACCCAACGCTCTTTGCAATGAACCAAAGAGATTTTCTAAACCTTGAGGCTCTAGAGAATCGAAAACTTTTGTGGCATCAAATGCCAAATCAAATTTATGTTTCAACTCAAAAACCTCTTGCTCTGGAACTTCCTCGAGAATCTGCCGTTTTATTGCCTCATGCTTAGACACAGATGCACGGAGCCCTCTGAGTGTTGGCACGTCATCGCAGTCAAAATCGAGGTCCAGATCGCTACAACCCGATAAGCCTGAAAGATATGGCTCAACAGGGTCAGTAAACTTTGGAACTTCGGGCTTGCTAGCGCGATATTTACTCTCCATAAATGCTAAGATACCATCCTCCTCTTGCAACATTTCCAAAACAAAGTCCCAAACTGTGGAACTCATAGATTTGAAGCGATGTAGTTGGCTCTTGACAAAGGCTGAAGCAGCGGCAACGACTCCAATCTTATTACACTTACATGCAAGAAGACTCGAGACAAAGATTGTTATATCCTCAAGAAGATCAAGGGTGTCACTGTGCTTAAGGCCAAGGAGCGTATGCAACGCGTCTTTCTCAACACCCTCAACTCGGAGATTGGAAAAACCTTTTGGCCTATCAAACCACTTATCTTTCCAAGAACGGAAACGCTCATCATAGTCATCATCATGATCAACTTTATGAACCTTCTTTCCTGATCTGGGCCAAGACTTGGTGATAGGGTTACCACAATCAATATGTGGTAAACCCTGTACACGCATCTTCGAGAACTCACAGGTAGTATCTTCATTCACCCAAGCATCCTTCCATGATCGATGTTGTTCCTTTCGATTTTCATGAAAGTCTGAGTGTAATAAACTCCTGACCTGTTTATTTTCGTGTTTACGTCTATCCTCCCTACTTATCCTGCGATCTGGATTATCATAATCAAAATCGCTTCGCGAGCAGCGCTGAAAATTGCTGCTTGAAGAACGTTTGTGGTCATTGACCACGGCTGGTGCAGACTTGTCTCTGCCGGCCAGCGAAAACTGAACGCGCGAGGTTCTGTCCATCTCATACATGCCGCCCGAAGGTGCGTTTCTGATGGACACCGGCTCCCCGGATGCCTGGCCGATTGCTTCAGACTCCTGAACGGCCTGTTCAGAAGTAGATCGTGAGCCCACAATCCCCGGTCCCTCAACTTTGATGATTCGTGCTAATAATGGTCGCTGGTTCATCAAGTTAAAAAGAAAGTGCCCGAAGGCGTCTTTAAAATAAGGGCGCACTCAAAACTTAAAATGAGCGTTCCCCCTGACTTCATCTGCATATTCCAATAGATGCAGGCGCTACGCAAACAAAGAAACGATTCCCTTTCATATGTATTCGTTAAGTATACTAGGTACCAAAGAATGAACGCAATCGTCGTAAAATCAAAGTTAACTGTCATAAATAAAGCGGACTAGCAACAAAGTTGCCCCGGTCGTCTGGTGGTGCGTATAGAGACCTCATTCGAATACGATGAGGCGCTAAATGGACTTATATATCTTTCGATCATAATATCTCTACGCGTATTCTCCACCAAAGAACTAGTTAGCCTAACCCCTCTATCTACCGTTAAAATAATTAAACTAAAACTGAATCCACATCAATAGTCTCTTCTACGAAACAGGCTGATGTTACCAAACGACAACACTGGACAAAGTCCAGCTGCCCGACCCGGCAAAACCTGGCCATACACACTAATTAGAAAAGGTCTCAATGAATGGGGAAAAGGATCCTAGAACAGCTACAGTAAGCTGAAATAGGAAACTTTAAATAAGGGCTTCGAGACAAAATAAATTGCTCGTATCCCTTGGGATCATCTGTTATGCCAACATTGCTGTTGGCGGGTACAGGTACCCGAACTGATTGCTACAGTAAGCTCTCAGAACAGACACACAAACCTACATAAAATAATAGTAAAAATCTAAAAGATAAATACTATTAAAT